AAATTCTGCCTTCTCAACTTCCGTTGTCGCTCAAGCTGATATTCATCAATTTCTTCTATAATTTTTGCAAGTTCTTCTTCAAGTTCTCGACGTTCTGCTTGCGCCTTATACGAATCATCAAGAATTAATTCATTTATTCTGGCTTCAATTCTTGCACGCTCCTGCTGTTTCTTTGCCAGCTCTTTCTGATAATCTTCTGTCTCTTCAAGGCGATCAAGCAGCTTTAGTTGACTATCAATAAATTCATTAAATTCGTCCAATTGCCGATCCAAAGACTCTTTGGCTTTTCGTTCTTGCTCTTTGTAGTAGTCTTCAATAATTTCCATAGCTTCTTTGGCGGCACTTTGAACACTCTTAACCCATTTATCTTGATCGTCTTGTAGTTTTTCAATTCGTTTTTTATTGGCTTCTTCAATCGTTTTATTTGTTTCAACAATCTGACGTTCAAGTTGACGCCATGTTTGTTGAAGAGATAAAATCTTGCTTTCATTATTCCAGATTTTTTCCGATAAATCATGGAACTCTTGGCTGTTTTGAGAAAGTTTTTTCCTGCGATCTTCTAATTGTTTATTAACTGAACGTAAACGCTCTGCTTCTCGATGAGCAAGATCTTGTTGCAATTTATATAGTTCAATTTCCTGACGAAGCAAAGTTATAAGTTCTTCTTCTTTGTCTGATACTCTGGCCTTTTTAGCTTCTAAAATAGCCATTTGAACATTTACTTCTTCGAGCGCTCGCGCATATTCGTCAGGAACAAATGGATTAAGTTCTTTTTGTTGTTTGTCACCTAATTTTTTAATATCTATCGGCTTTGACAGGGCTTCAGCCATTGCTTGAAGCTGTCTTAGTTCATTAGCTAAATGTTCAAGTCGTGCTTCTTCTTCTGGGGTAAGTTTATAACTTTCGCCCTGAATCTTCAATTGATCGGCTGGCATTTGGCCAGCCCAACGCATATAAAATTCTCTGTATAATTGGCGCCTTTGTTCAAGGGCATTATAAATTGCTTGGTTTTCATCAATTAATGCTTGGATTTCTTCGAGACGCTTCTTTCTACGAAGGTCAATTACCCAGTTCAGCAATTCTCCTTCGTTTTTAATTAAGTTATTGTGGTCATCAAGATGGCCAATAAGTTCAGGATATTCAGATATTAATTTAATAATCTGATCAAGAGAAAGTTCTTCGCCTTCACTAAGAGTCTTATATACATCGGCAAGAAAACTTGCAGAAGAAGAAAGCCCATCGACTTTCTCTATCTGATCTTCTAGACTATTTGAGAACTCAACAACATAGCTAACTAATTGGGATGTCCCATCTTCTAAATTTTCCATTTCTCGATCAAGAATTTTATATCCCTTAGCTAGTAACTCTGCTTCATCTGTTACTGTTCCAAGATATTTTCCCGCTTGATCAAAATATGGAATGGATCTGCTTGTTTGATTTGCTAAATTAGATGTTGAATTAGCTAATCCATCAATTGAATCTGATACGCCGTTTAAAACATTCTTGCTTTCATTAAGTTTGTTTATTTGCTCTTGAATTTGAGCAATTTGATTTTGAATTTCTGCAATGTTCGTTTTTTGTAATTTTTCATATAATTTTGAGAATATTGCTTCATCAATTGCCAAATTTCTTCCTTCTAAACCGCCCTGTTCGACCGCTCTTTCCCATGCATCATAAAATTGCTGTGGAGTTTCGGCTCCGTAAATCGCAAGCAGTTCATGATATTGTTTTAATGTTTCTTCGTAATTCTTTTGCTCTTTTTGGAGTCGTTTATTTGCTTTATTTAGTTCTTTATCTAATTCAAATAATTCAGTATCTATTTTTGCAAGAAGCAACTGCTTCTGCCCCTCGCTCATTTCTCTGAGTTGTTGAGCATAAGCCCTTGCTTCTTGCGTATTCAATTCTAGCGCGTTAGCATTTAAATTAAATGATCGGGTTAATTGTGGCGCAATCTCCTGTAATTGCTTCATCACTTGAACAAGTTCTTGGTGCGCCTGCTCATTAGAGTCTACATTTGGTTTTAATTTTTCGTATTTGTTTACAAGATCATCAATAATATCTGCTTGATCTTTAAGTTTTTGAATACTTTCTTGTGCTTTTTCTGCAAATAACTCATTCTGCCTTATTGACTCTCCCCAGCGATTAATTAGTTTCTCAAGAATATATCCAATTGCAACAAATGCGGCTCCAATCGCTGTTGAAGCGGCCAATCCACGGAGAGCAACCTTGGCTGTATTCGCAGATACACCTAATGATTGAAGTCCTTTGCCTAATGTAAGTACGGAGATAGTTAGTGTTCTAAAGTTTTTGCTAACTAAAGCCGCAACGCCACCAATTGCACCAAAAGCAATCGGAAATGCTCCAGTCTGATTTATCAAATCACTAAATGAACGAGCCAAATTAGCTACTTGCTCAGTAAATACAACAATAGAATCACTTATAAAAGCTTCAGATAATGCCAATGCGAGTTCTGTCCCAGCATTTTTCATCTTATTAATGCGGGCTTCGAGAGATTGTAAATAATTTTCATTTTCGCGATAAGCAGAACCTTGTGAATTTAAAGCAGTTGTTGTAGCTTTAATTGCTTCGTCGTAGTTTTGCATTAGGACTAAGAAGCGGCTCAATTGCCAACGACCAGCCAATTGCAAGGCAATATTTTGTTGAGTTTCAGTATTTAGATTATTCCACTTCTTAGCTAATTCATCTAAAATATCAGAAACCGGCCTTACTGTTTCAACACCGTCTCGAATTTCCTTTACAGAAATGCCTACAGACGCAAGAATCTCAACGCTTTCCTTCATTGTTGTAATTCTAGAGAAAATCGTCTTTAGGAAGTTGCCAAGAACAGAGCCGCTTTCACGAGTAACTTGGCCGACTGCTGTAATATAGCCAATTAACTTTTCCATCTCGACATTGAACGTATTGGCGGCACCAACTGATTTCTGCATTGCCTGAACGATGTCTTGAGAAGTAATTGCAAAATTGTTGTCAACTTCATTGATCGCATCGACGGCTCTCATAACTTCTTCGGGCAACATCTGAAACCCCTTAATAATAGCCGTTAAACCAGATGCCGCTTCTTCAACATCCATATCCGAAATGTTAGAAAACAACGTGGCCGCTTCCGTCATCGCAATTAAGCCTGCGCCCCTAAAGCCTTGACGGGCGAAATTTTCAATGCCGTCGTTGATTTGAGTAATCCTATTCCCTAAGCGATCTGCAAGTTCAATTGATTCTCTTAGTATTTTTTGTCTTTCAATCTCTCCATTTGAAACCCGCATTAATGCAGTCATTTGTTTATCAATTTCCAAAATTTCACGAACAGCATTCCTTAACCCTCTAATTGGACCATAGAATGCTGTCATTGCACCCATCCAGACAGGCACACGTTGAAGAGCAATACCTAATTGCTTAAATACTCCTAAATTTTTAGCCGCCGCTTCAGCAATGGCTCGTTCTTGTTCATAAATACTACCAGTTGTCCTATCAATTATTCCTTTAAGATTGAGGTTTTCACTTGCGCTTAACCTTAACGTTGCTGTCCACTGACCAGTAACCTGATTCAGTCTAACAGCACGAATTTCCATATTGCGATATGCTTCAGATAATTGAAGCACACGCCTTAATATCCTCTCCAGTAACAATATCTTTTCTGAGTTCGCCAAATACACCAAGTTTTGTTGCGCCTGCAAGTTTCCTGTTTTGCTCTTCAATAACCTGACGTTCAAGTTGAAGAAACTTAAGTCTTTCTTGGCTGCTTTTTGGGCTTCTTTTAATGCTTCTTGTGCTTTTCTTATTGATTTGTCGTCAAATGCTGTATTGACTTGTTTTGCAACATTGGCCAATTGTTGAGACGAAAGTTGTCCAACCTGAGCAAGTTTAACTAATTCAGCACGTAATTGTGCTTTTTTGATTCTCAACTTATCTGCTTCTTTTTGAGCGATAGCATCGGCTTTTCGTTCAAGTTCAAGGAACCTTAATCTTTCTTTGCTTACCTTTTGGATTTCTTTTAGTGATGTTTGGGCTTGCTTAAGTGCTGTAAGATCTCTTGCCTGATTAACTTGTTTTGCAATATTGGCTAGTTGCTCTGCCGACAACTGGCCCACTTGGGCAAGCTTTACTAGTTCAGCACGTAATTCTGCCTTTTTTTGTTTTAGTTTCTCAGTTTCCTTTTGGTCAATAACTGTATGCCTAATGATATTATTTAATGCGTCTGTTTCAACCTTTAATAGCTTATCTCTATTGGAATAAATATAAGACGCCCCAGTTCTTTGACCCTTTTCATCATAAGTAATAGATGTAGATTTGAGTTTGCCTTGAAACTCTCTTAGGTTCTCATATTCTTTAAATAAATCAGCAAGCGCCCTTCGTTCTTGTTCAATTGCTTTTGCTGATTCTTTATGTTTTTCAATTGTTTTAGTTATTATTTCTCCGCTTTCTAAATGTTTGCGTATTGTTTTTGTAATTGTACCATCCAAATTCTCAAAATATTGAACCTCTTCTTTGACTACTCTATTAAAATCTTGTTGTGCAGTTTTAATTTTTTCTACCGCTTCAACAAAACCACGTATTTTGTTCTGAAGATCATTTGGAATTTCAAAATTTAATTTTATACTCGAAATGTTCTTTTCGATCTCTTCGATTACACTGTTTATTTGTTCAGTTGATGCATCTTTATCTAGCGTCGCCGTTATTAGAATCTTTAACGGATCGTCAGCCAATTTAATCGCTCCTTTCCCAAATAAAAAGGAGCGATTAAATTAATCGCTCCTTTTTCTAATTGCCCGATCAAGTGTGGGCACTAATTGCATAGCGCCCACAATTCATTGAGCAATTTAATTTTGTTTCTCAGGTTCCAAATTAGGTTGTTCAACGATCGGATTTTTTAAGGCAACAATGATTTCATTAAATGCCTGCACCTCATTAAATCCCTTCAATTCAACGCGATCAAGAAATACCATTAGATTGTTATATTGTTGATCGGTAATTTCGATTTTCATATAAACACTCCCTATAAATGATTTATTTTATTAGTGGTTTGCAAAATGCAACCAAATATGATAATATATATGTTGCTCGTGGTACATCATTGACCCTCACAGAAAATGGCCTGCATATATAAACAGGCCATTTTCTGTTTATTTTACACAGAATAGCCATTTGATCCGCATGTGATATTTGGAATATAATTCCAATAACTCCAATAACATCCGCACGGACAATGACACTTGCACTTTTTGCAACCATAATTAATCACTGTATTCATACTACTAATTAACTTTTTCATTTCTTCATTAATTTCTTCCGGCGCTCCCTCGATTTCAAACTCATAACCTTCTCCATAAAATTTAACTTTCATCATTATTTTCCTCCATTTGTTTCTTCTTCATTAATTTAGCGATCTTATCTCTAATCTCTGCCTTTGATTCTGGTTTAATGTAATGGCTACGTGTAGTTTCAATTGATTTATGGTTGGCAAGGGAAGCCGCCAACGCCATATCGCCCGTCTTTTTATAAATTGAATTAAGAGTAGTTTTTCTAATAGAGTGCGCATGAAAGTCATCAATACCTATGATTTCGCCAATCTTTTTGATTCTTTCTTGGATGGTTCCATAAGACATTGGCTTATATTCTCCGCCATACTTAGTAATAAATAAAGCATCAACAGTCAAATCATCAAGTTCTCGTCTCATATCTAACCATTGTTCAATTAATTCTTTTGCTTCCTCAGAGAAGGGAACCTCTACAAGATATCCTCTCTTTTCCCTAATGTTCCTGAATACCATTTCATCTAAATCAAGCGAAGACAAAGTTAATCGAGAAATTGCTCCAACACGATTAGCACTTGAAAGCATGATTTCCCAAATTAAACGATCTTGAATGTCGTACTTATCTGTTTGTTCAACCAGCCCTTTTCTTATGGTTTCTATCTGCTCATCGTCTAAAAAATACGAATTAATAATTTTTTCTTCATTGGCACCTTTCATTCGGTCAAGTTGCTTATCAAAAGGATGGCGGTTGATATACCCGCGTTTTAAGCTCCATAAATAAAAAGAACTAATAGCAGACAATTTTGTGTTAATGACCTTTTTGTTGTTTTGAAGAACGTCCTGACAAAAGGCAATAAAGTTCTCCATAATGTCAATAGCATTGTCAAAAAATTCTTCAGAATATAGACCAACATTGTCCCATTGTTCAGCTAAATACACAAGAAATTGTTCAAAATAATTGCGGTAAACTTTATACGTAGTATCCTTTACGTCTCTGTTTTTTATAATGTTGCTATTTAAATATTTTTCATATAATTTCAAATTATCTTTGCTTATCAATTTCTTTCTTTCTTCGGTAAAGTATTTGACCTTTTTGACTCGCGCCACTTTACCACCTCATTCTACATCAAGGCCGCGATTTTTCAATCCTTCCTCCATTGCTTTATTTAATTTGCTTGATGATGCAAGTTCTTTCCTAGTTGCTTCTGTAAATGGTCTTGGAACACCATAATACGGAAAATCATACATATATCCTTCACCAGTTTCAACAATATATGCAACATGCCGATTAGAATAAATGTCTCCGGTCGCTGGATCTATCCAATTATCGTATCTTACGTTTTCAACAAATATGGTATCATCATCTTTTTGTCCAACCTCAATTTTTTTCATTAATTCATAAGTGCGTTGGTACCCTTTCGGTTCATAGACATCATAAACTTCAGATTGAATGTTTTTCCTCATTGTCTCTACAGCTGTATTAGCCACTTCTGACTTCAATGAGGAGCGAATCTGTTTCTCAATGTATGAGTATAAATCATTCAGATTTTTGAATTCTTTCGCCATTTTTANTCTTTTCCTTTTGTAAAAGTTTNTTCCCTAGAAATACCTCTGACAAAACTTCGCGGTTCTTGATGCGTTTATCATTTAAAATTGTTTTTTNAATTTCATCACGCACTTTTTTGCTTGCTTCAATCAANTCAACGGCGATTTGAATGCGCTGACTCAATGTATCATACACATAAGAAATTTCCTTGGGATCGTATTTATCTTGAAGTTCACGAACGTACCTACTTTTTGCCAAATTATTGATGAGAGAAAATTTTTCTTCATCAGAACTAGGTATTTCAGGACAAAGAGTAGAAAAGTGTTTAACAATATGTAGGTATAAAAACTTTTGAAAGTTGCTGGAATTGATTTTGCCGTTTCGATCTTCAAATTTGACGATAAAGTCAGCAAAATCGTCAATTAATTCGTCTATTTTTTCAGGAGAAAACTTTTCATAAATTTCAGTATACATACCATCATCAAAGACAACTTTTTTTAATTTCTCATACTGAGAAATTTCTTTTTGAATATCTTGGGTCGTCAGTTTTTTTGAACGTGCCATCAAAAGACACTCCCTAAAATATAATAAAATGATGTTTTTATTGTAATGACAATGATAAAAAAATAAGGCAGAAATTCATAAAAGAACTTCTGCCTTATTCGTTACAATTACTCAACTTCTTGATTATCGTAAATGATCATCTTCCACATATCTGTGGATGTCGGGTTTTTCAGGATTTCCATATTTAGATCAAGAACAGCCGGATCTCCATCAACAGATAGACTTAAGTTGAAGTTATCTTCAAATTTAGCCCTTGGCACAATAATTTGAGCAGCGTAGTCTTCTCCCGTGTATTCGTCCCGAACAAGAACATCGAGAACGACTTTGAATGTCTTGCCAAATTGGTCGGACGTGACTTTAATTTCTTTGGCGGTGTTGCCAGTTTTAGCGTTATAGTAAACAACAACTTTGTCGCCATCAGCAAGATCGCCGGGATGGAATTCAATATCTTTACCGTTAATTTCATATTCACCGCTGGATGGAGTGTCATCCGCATGAGTAAATTCTTGGCCAAGAGTACCATCCGCATTCCTCTTAAATACGCCAAGCGGAACGCCAATCGGCGATTTAGAAAGGGTAACTTTATCTTGAGAAACCTCTAATGTCTTCATTTCTATAAATTTCTTGAGCTCCTTCTGCAAGGTCATTACCAGTCAGCATAGCAATTGCGCGGTTGTCAAAAATTGCGTCTTGAAGCGTCAAACGCGCTTGCCTATTGCTGGAGAAGCCGACAATACGAGGGTTACCAAATCCACCTGTTGCATAAACGGTTTCACCAGTTGTTTCAAGACCGCTAGTCTTTAGTGTTTTAAGTGTAACAATCGGCTTGTCATCAGGAATGCGATAAAATGTTGCGATACCAGCGTCGCGGATAGCCCATCTATTCGGTGTAGCCATTATTAAATTCCTCCTTGTAAATCAATTTCCTTTGCCCAATGAATTTTTTGTATATTTATTTTATTTATGTCTACTGTTCCGGCATAAATGCCGTGAATGGTAGACATATAATTGTCGATGTTTTCTGTCGTTAAAAAGGCTTGATAAATTTGAAATACGTTCAAATCAAAAATCTCCTTAATATTCATGCCGTTGTTACGCCATGCCAACGCATTTACAATCCCAAAAAGCGTTATTTCATTTTTCTTTTTGAATGACTTTGGAGTGGGAAACTCTTTTAATAAACGATCAAAAAGTTCTTTCGCTTTTTCATTTGCGAACTTGTACTTTTTTTCCGGCTTAGTAGTCACACAGTTAGATAGTTCAATCAAACTTTGAAATTGATCAAAATTTTCATTATTCAAAGACCAATTTTCAAACAAAAAAAGAACGCCATTTTCATCATATTGGCGCCTTGGAAATTCCTTTAGAAATAAATCAAAAGCTTGGAACAACTTATCTCCAAATTCTTTGTTTTGATATGAAAGGTGAAATAAAATTTCAAAATTAGTCAAATCATAATCTTGAGACATTTCAACATTAGATTTATCAATAAGCAAAACGGAGAGTAAATCATAATATTTGTTATAACCAATTTCGGCTATTTCTCTTAACTTTGGGCTGTATATAAACCCCTTTTCAAAAGGAATTGGCATCCCGGCCAATAATCTAAACTGCAAATCTTTATTATCCATTTTGATCACGCGACTATTTATTGAAGTCGTATGTTTTATAAATTAAATAACTTCCACTATAATTTTGATTTACATATATTTCATCCATCTCAGCTAATTGCAATTTTCCTATCGAGATGCCTTCAATCCCATTTAAAAGTTCGTCAACTTTATCAATGATGAAGTCTATCCTTAAAACTCCATAATCAGTACGATAAAGATCGCGATTCGTAAATACGTTTATCCAAATGTCGCCGCTTTTATAAAATCCATTTACCGGTCTAAACTTGCGGAATCGAAACGTCAAGTATGTTCTTTTCTCGTTTTCTTCTTGTGACGGAATAAAATTAAAAGGAAATATGTTTCTATAAATTAATTGGGAGGTGCGTTCAATATCCGGTTGGTCAAGAAAATTCGTCTCATTATAATAAAGAGCCTTGCATAGTTCTTGATCAGAAATTAGTTTTCTTAAAATAAAATTCCTGTCCTCAGCCAAAAGCTTAAAGCCGCCCAATTAACGCACCTCCCAATTAAAATAAATATTTAATTTTAATTTCTTTATCGTATGTAGATGTAGGATATCCTATAACTACACATTGTAATTTGACCGTTCCTACGGATTTTGCTTCCAAAACACATTCTTTTCCTTGAATATTTAAAATTTTTGCTTTGTTAGTTGGTGATACTCCATCAGCATCGGTCAACTTCCATTCAACTTCTTTTGAATTATCTTCTGCTCCATTATTAAAAACAATTGCTTTATATGACGCTTCATCTCCAACAATTAATGAATCAAGACCATTTATAGTTACCGTTATTTGCTCAGACGACAACTCTGCAACAGTTACAAACAACTTATCGTGTATATCTGGATGATCTTTCATCCTCGCTGTAATTGATGCTGAACCTACGGAAATTGCAGTGATTTCTCCATTTGCATTTACTTCAACAATGTCGGGATCTGAAGATTCCCATGCGACTTCATAGCCTTCTACTATTTCTCCATTCCTCATAACTTCCACATGTAAAGTTTGAGATTGACCAACTTCAATGGAAATTGCATTTCCTCCGACAATGTGAAGTGTAAAATGATATTGGATATAATCTGCAATCCCTAGCTCTAAATTGTCTTTTGCATTATCAATTTCATCTTCCTGAAGAACTAAGTAAATAAGTCCTTGCTTCAGTCGATCAATACTAATTACTTTCCATGCTCGACTGTCAATAATAAAGCGTTGATACTTCTTAATTTTTTTAGTATGTTCATTCGATTGAACGTAAATATGTCTTCTTTCGTTTCCTAAAGAAATAATTTTTCCATCATCAATACCGAAATTCGTCAAATCTTCATTTCGGTAAGTAAAAAAAGCATTTCTGATAACACCTTTGTCATCTAGCCATTTGAGTTCGGAGATACATTTAGAAATTATTCCTTTATTGTATATGTCTGTGAAGTCGTCCTTTACAGTTACCATCCATAACAAATTGTTCCACAAGACCAAATCTCCTGCATTGATCGGATTTTGTACAAGAGAAATGATCTTTTGAGTGTCTTTTGTCTCAGAATTATCAACAATCCAAACGCCAACAGGGTCTACGGAATCGTTAATATAGACTTCTTGATACGATGGGTTATCCTTGAAATATTCAGACAAAATCAATTGTGCCGTTTTAATTCTTTCGTCGCGCAAACTAGAGCCATACATGGAATCTCGAACGCGATACTTATCAAGATAACTCATCGCAACTCATCCAATTTTCCATTATAATAACTGTAATTTATTAGTAATCGCTCAACTTCGCGCTCCTTGTCTAACTTTATTGATCGTAATGCCTCTAGATGCGCAGACTGAGATTTTAGATTGAAATCTTTTGAAGACAAGAATTGCTTCATGTTTTCAAGGCGAATAATCATTGGACTTAGATACTCAACAACCATCATCGTACCAAGAATCAAAATTTCTTCATCGGTTAGATCATCTTCAAAAGCATCTTCAGTACGTTTTGATAAATCTGATTTGCAAATCCGAAACTTCGGAATGCAGTTTAATAAATATCTTTTTTTAAGTTCATCTTCAGGATCGTGTTCTGTAAAGATAGGGTCAGAAATCTGACTTAAAAACACATCGTATATTTTTATGAATTCAGTTGCCATTGATCACAACCCCATTACATATTAGGGTCTAACTTTTGTCCCAACGCTCCTTGGATGGCATTAATTACGTGAATGTCTCGTAGTTCACCATTTAGATATTTTTCTCGTGCAATTTCAAACACAAGAATCTTATTATTTGTTGACATTCCTGAAATGGTTTCTTTAATTTTTTCTGGTTCCATTTCAAACAGTAGTTCAATATCTTCTCGATCAAGAACTTTCTTTTGATATCTTTCAAGATTCAGATATTCAACAACTTCATCGTCCAGTATTTTAATCCATCCTTTTTCTAAGAAAGAACGCTGAGAGTTGAGCATCGATCTTAGTTCCTTTAATTCAATTACGTCTTCATCTCCATAATTGGAGAATTCCCAAATTTGTCCTGTTCGTGGCGACTTGTAAATCAGTGTGCCAGCAACATTGCTCCTGATAGGAACAAGTAAATTTTCATCTAGTTGCTTTCGAACTTTTGGCTTTTGCTGTTCGACCGTATTTTTCTCAACGTGATCAATATTTTGCTGATTCACTTTCGCTTTTGCCTTAGTCAAGATAAAACACTCCCTTATGATTTTATAAAGGAGAGAAGGAATGTCGATTCCTTCTCTCCTTTTATTTTATTAAGAAAGGATATAAACGCCGTACTTGGATGCAGAAACAGCCGCAACACCATATCTCTTACGAACAGAGTATTCTTGACTGTCATCAGCGTTATTTTGATCATTGACTTCTTTAATTAGGGTGCTACCTTCATTGACAACTTTTAGAATCTTCTCATCGCCATTCGGCAGAACTAGCAAGAAGTTGTTGTCAATGGCGAATTCATCTGTGCCGGGCTTATGAACTTGCGGAATGACACCAAAATTGATGCCGTCAACCGTGCGGAAGAATCCGGCTTGGTTGCGTTGATCGCGCATGTTGTCGGACACATGCTGAGGCACAGCCTTACGAACTGCCAGAAGCGTACCAACAACTAGTGGTTCCATACCCGTAGCGGCACGGATATGTTCAACAAGTTCAATAAACTTGTCGCCATCCCAAGAACCGGTCACCTTATATGGCGCAGTCAGAGCATTGTAGGCCGCCTTGAGAGTGTCATAAACCTTCGTAGTAATCCGATTGACAAAAGAACGCTCAACACGATTGATTAGTTCTTGCCAATCAACTTTACCAGCAAGGAATAATTCAAGTTCTTCATAGAACTTCACGCCATCCCAATCGGTTTCAACTGTAAAGTACGAACCAGAAATGCGTTGACGGCGGAGATTGTTCGTGCCGCCAGCAATGCTTGAAACTTCGAAAAGATCCATATTAGGCACATAGAAACGAACTTGTTCGCCAAAATCAACTGAACGATAATCAACATAAGGATCAAATTGATTCTTAATGCCTTGTTCTAGACGAACATTTAACACTTCTTCAATAATTTCAAACACTTCAAGTTTGCGTTTGCGGAATTGACGCCAATCATACTTGCCATCTTCGCANCCGCCAATTTCCAGCAGGATTTTGCGAAGCTTTTCATTGGCTTCGTCAACGGAATATTTTGTCATTTTATTTAGAGCTAGATCTACACCTAAATCGATAACAGCTTTTTTCTCTTGCAGATCCATTTTATATGTATCCTCCTTATATTATATATATTTGTTTAAATAGATAAAATTGAAGTTTTATTAGCTCTTCACAACGCGGAAGGCAGTAGCGGGCTGACCATAAATCGTTGTCTTTTCGATTACTTGGGCGGCAAAACGAGTTCCGTCAGACAGATCAGCCGCAGGAGCAAGTTTTGTTTTGCCATTTTGAGGAACTAGATATTGACCCACAACGCTCGTACCGTCAATAACGTCGTCTGTAACAGTAATAATGTCACCAACATACAGATGATAGGCACGAGCGGGTTTGCCAGCCTTATTCACAAAGTCAAGAATCGTGGTTCCAGATTCATATGTTAGTTCGGGAGAAGCAACAAGAAGAACTTCTTGCGTTGCAACATCTGTTGGAGCACCAGCTTGGAATAGTTCGCGTTCGCCTTCAACACGAGCGCCAAGAGCAACAAATTCACCATTTTTCAGATCAACAGAAGCTTTTACTGATTCAATATTGCCAGCATAAGTTGCTTGAAGTTTGTCTAAACGAACTGCCATCGTTAATATATCCTCCTTGTATTATTAGTTTATTCAACACACCTTTCGGTGTGTTTTTAATGTATTTACTTATCATCTTGAAAGAAGACATCATAAGATTTTTCTAGCTTCTTATCCTTTTTGCTTTCAACTTCAAGATCAATTACCCTTTGATGTTTTTCCATCTGCTTACTAAATTTCGCCTTCTTTTTGCCCAATAGAGCAAATAATTCTTTTTCAATTTCATCCAAAGACATTTTGTCCTTATTGGCCTTAACTGCATTAATTTCATCTTCAGTTAATTCATTTGCAAATTGACTAAACAATTGTTCTTCAGCAGCTTCGCGCTCTTCTTTAATTTTGTTTTGATACTTTTCATTAATTTCTTTGAACTGAGATTCTAAAGAGGAATATTGTTCTTTCAGTGTTTCAAGCTCAGTTTTTTGCAATGAAATCTGATTTTCCAATTGAGATACAATCTCTGAATGTTTATTTTTGGCTTGTTCAAAACGATCTTTAATCATACCGAATGTATTTTGTTCTTCATTTAATTCCATTGGACGATATTCGACTTTATATCTTTTCTCTGAATTGCGATCAACAACAACTTTGTCTCCATTTAACACATAGGCAAACCCTACAAGATACCAATTTACATAATCAAATGCAATAACTGTTTGAGTTTCAGTATCAATATCTATTAAATCGTATCTTGGGTATGAAAAACCTAAATACTCATCCGTGATAATTTCAAATTCATAAATAGTCCTAGAAATTTCTTCTTTAAGTTGATTAACGGTTAAGGAAAAGTTTGTTTGTTCATCTTGAACTTCTTCATTTTCATTCTTCTGAGTATCTTTTTGATCAACATCAGATTTATCGTCATTGATTTCTTGTTGGAATACTTGTTTAATTTTTTCTTCCAATTCTTCAAAAGTATATTCTTCATAGTTGATTCCTTTTTCTTGTAGTTGTTCCAACGTAATTGAGTATTTATCAAGAAGATCTTTTAATTCGTCCACTCTACTTCCTCCTTTGTTACCATCTTGAACAGATCCATTAAGCATTTGACCTAACGAGAATTTGAGTTCTTCAATCATTTGCTTAAATTGTGACATAAACTCTTCTTTATTAATCGTATAAGCAATGATTGAAGCAGACTCAAAGCACGGTTCTACATGCCCATTTGGATCTGATTCTTTGCTAATGCCCAAAATACAAAGAGCAGAAAAAATGAAATCTTCTACGACATATACGTTCTGTCCATCAATATATTGGAATTTACCCTTATTGATTTCAATTTCCATAGATAGTCCGAATTTGCGTCCAATTAAAAGTTCAGTTTCAGGATATCGGCCAGTCCATAAATAAGCACCATCAACAACAAGGTATTCGTTAATTTTTCCGTCATTCTCTTCAACTTGTTCCCAATAAACATTTGCGGATTCTGGAATTACACCATACGGTTTTGTTGTATGAATGTATTTAATCTTTCCATCTTTAATTTCATACGAACCGCCATGATCTCCAAAATTATCTCTATCTTTTATATATTCGCCTACAATTGGAATATTAAAAATTGTTGGCAAGCATCTTTCTATCGTCTCTTTAGAAAAATAACTACTGTTTCTGTTTATGCCCGCATATAAAACGCGAATTTTGCACTTGCTAAAAAGAGGGTTTACCTTTTTAATATCTTTTATTTCAACATCAAATCGCATAACATTCATCCGATATCACCCCCTTTACAAATCTTCTTTTCCTTCATTTGTTTCGTTTTCTCTTGTTTTTGCACCTGATTCTGTCAATTCTTCATCATCTTTGGGGGGCCTGCCGCCTTCATTAGCAGTTTGCACATGAGAAGATTTGAGCGGTATTAATTTTTCATTTAATTTTAAAACTTCATTTTCTAAAAATGCATTCAAGTAAATAGCGCTTGGCTGATGGCCCATTGCTGCAATAATTTCATTCTTTACAGGCATACCGAACTGGGCCGCCTTTAGTCGAGTTTCGATAAATTCTTTGGCATTAAACTTGGTTGTTTCAAGTATTTTAACTCTAAATTTAAAAGAATTTTTATGAGCAATCTTCATAAATTCATTGATCCATCGTTCAATATTTTGAACAATAAAAAATGCATCAGATTCATCGGCAATAACGGAATACTTCAATGCCTGAGAAGTATCATTTGCTCCGAACAGTAGTTCAGATACGCCCGATTCTTTCCAGAATTGAGTTGTCGCTTGACCAACCTTATTTTTATCAACTTGATCCTTTTCAAGTTTGATGGCCGTTACTTCCATCGGAGAAGTTATAAGCCCAATTTGATCAGGTAAATTGGCTTCTATATTATTGTGGAATATGCGAACAAATTGTTCATCGATCAAAAATTGATTTACTTCGGCCTTATCGCCTGTCTTCATGGGAATTTTTTGGAACAATAGCATAAAGTTTTGGATTTCTTCTCTGCTTTTTTCTAAAGACTTAAAATCAGCAATATCTAATATGCTCTCAAACAAGCCCACAAAGGGAGGAATTGGATAAATGCTAACTGGCGGCTTTATACAGATTGCATATGGGCTATCGATTTTCTCCCATGAATTGGCGCCACCCTTTCGTTTTATTTTTTTATAAATTCGCTCAAATTCTTCGGGAAACGATGATAGTAAATCTTCTTTTTTTGAAAAATAGCTAAAATCAAACGAATATCCCAACTGACCAGTATTTGGATTTATAAAAGAAACCCGGCAATAATCCGGGTCAATATACTGAATATAATAATTGCCATTATCGTTTCTTAAGTAACCATAAAAAACTCCGTCCAGATAAGTGTGAAAGAGAATCTTTTTGAATTCTGTTTTTATATTTAAACTCTCAACAAAATCAATAGTTTCTTTATAATCTTTTTTGAATTCACTTGAGTCTACATCATCTGGAAGTATTCCATAAGGCTCTACAATAAAATCAAAATTAAAAAGAGTGGCATAGTAGTTTATTAAACGACGATAATTAATAAACGAAAAATATAGCGCCCTACTAATGTTTCGTAAACTTTTTTGATTCGATTCTTTAGAAATGTCTTTTAGATATTTTTTTAAATCTTGTTTTTTAAATGAATACACAAGACGATTTTCGCCCTTGTCTGATTTTAATTCAATCAAATTCAGTCTGGAAAATGTGCTTAACATCCTTTGGTAAATTTCTTCTGCACTAACTGTCTGATTCTCCAAGGTTTCACCTCCTTATCTGGACGCATACACATTGGGTTTCTTAATTAGTAAAAATTGATTAGGATTAATATTTTCTTGTTTTTTCTTATCAATCATAGATTGTCGCCTTAATTGTTGTAAATGCCAAGCAAGCATAGCTACACAATAGGCTCGGTCATCATTCATCTTGCTTTCTTTGTCTGGAGACAGACCATATCTATACCCACCAGAAGGGCTATCAAAACGATATATATTAACCAATTCTTCTTTTGCTAAATCAATATTCTTTAATGCCATTTCTTCATCAAACGATAGTTTATAAATGCGCTCGACCGATTGTTTTTGTTTCTTTTTATTTTTTTCAGCATTTTCTTCTTCGTATTCCACTTCAGCTTCATCAAATAAGGTCAAATGGCCCTTCATATCATATTCATCTGTAAATGAAATAAGGCCAAGGCCAAGCATTTCAATTAGCGCATCAAACATTTCGTTTTTGTATTTCTTTGGACTTAAAAGCTTCAGTTTGTCAACTGCATTTGGATATTTTGAAACATAATCTGCGCCTTCAATTTTATCAATCAGTCCTCTGTGTTTATTGCCTTGGGCATCAAACCAATCTTCCATGAAATAGTCGGCAATAATATGTCCGCCACCGCCAGCGCCAGAGTCAATAAGTAGTGCTGATATATTTTCATAATCTGCCGCATTTTTGCCATTGTAATCAAGAAGCATTTGTTTTACGTATTCAACCTGCTCTGGTGTTCTCATTGGTGTTTTCTTCTTTTTTGAAACATCGACAAAACTAACGCCATTGCAAATTCTCATTTTATAGCCCACTTGTTCATCCCAATAAATTTCTCCAACCATGGCTACAGCATTGTCATACGAACGAGCAGGGTCATACGCAATCGCAAATTTACCACCATGATTATTGAAAAGGACAGGTATGCGGCGTTCGCTATTTTTGATTATAGTCGCACGTTTAACGATTTGATTTTCTCCGCCTTCGGTAGAAAACTTATTATAATATTCGCGTAAAGCTTTTTCTTTATTTTTCTTCATTGCATCGTCGATTACTTCTTGTCTTAATAGACCGGGATAGGGCTTCCCATGAACTGTTGGATTCAAAACAATCTCTGCATTAATATCAGCAACAAAATATCTTTTGTCGCCCATGATCATTTTTTTAGAGTATTCCCTATAGACTTTATAAAAATAAGTATCTGTGCTGGAAGCAGACGATGCAAAAATTGCTTGGTTTGGTATTTGCTTTGGAAGAGTTTCTAAATCAATATCTCCACCTAGTTTAAAGTTGCTATCTTGAGTAATGAAAGGCATTGACGTTTCAAACAATTCATCTGGAGCAAACCCTGCTTCGTCGTAAAAATTTAAATTACTTCTTTTAGAACGGTTGTTGTCAAATGCGCCATTCAATGAATTAACTGCTGATCCATTATAAAGTCTGTATTGAAATGAAGCTGGATTGTGAGTAAATCCATCTGTATTCGCTACGCTTTTCACCGTTTCGTTATAAAAAATATCAGTAAGCCCTGTAAAAGAAGAGATTTCTCTTTTTGCTATTTTTTCAATCTTCATGAATGTTTCTTGGGCTTGACTACCGACACCTGACAGAATATAAATTTGCATATTTGGAAATAGGTTTGATTTCGCCATTATGAATGCAGCACCAAGCGTGGTTTTCCCTGAACCACGTGATTGGCACCACACACAAAACGGTGTCGTCCAACTTTTCATAAACACATATGCTTGATTGTCAAGAAATTCGATACCATAAAACCTGCGACAAAAGTGAACCGGATTTCTACGGCCCCAACGTATGATTTCCGCTAAACGCAAAAACCCCTCCAATTTTCTTTGAGACAATTCTTTTTTCGATTGCTTTACTATGATATTCATTGATATGTATCACCAACTTGTTTTAGTTCAATCATACCGTCCTTTTCATAATGTTTTATTTTTAATTTTAATAATCTATTTTCTTCTTCAAGCTTCTCTATTTTTTCTTGCATTTCAACAATCATTTTTCTTTGCTCTGCAATCATTTCAGTATAATCGGATTCATTAAGCATCAATTGCTCAAGAATGCTTCTATTGCTTATATCTGCAACTTGTTTCATACCTTCACATGTTTCTATATCAAATAGATTGATCTCTGCTGTATCAATACCAATTTCATGAAGTTGTTTGATAATCCCAGATAGAGTACCAGCGCCCTTGCTTTTATTATTGTTGTAATTGACTGATTGCCATTTTCTTTGGCAATTTGAAGAATACTCTTCAACAAATTGCTTTTCGCATCAATAAGACCTTTTAGGCCACCAGTATTGTTGGCAATTTGTCTAGTATCAACAGCAGCAATGGCGGCATTAATTTTGTCAATTTGATTAAATGTTCTTACTATTTCAATGACTGCTGGTAATTTAAAAGGATCTTCAAGCGTAGAATCATCAAGATAGTCAACTAGTTTGTTATATAAATTCCGCTTATCTTCTTCTCGTTCATATTCAAAAGGATCATACCCAACATGACGAATGACATAATCTTTGTTTTTTAAATCCAGTTCGCTAAAAACAATGCCACTATCTTTGTTTGATGTTTCCTGAATTATAGCGTTATCCGACATTTCATTTTCGGAGAGTTGCATTGATGAATCTTCTGTAGGCTCAAAAATACTATCTTTGTACGTATAACCTTTATAGGCAAGTTGGACATTCTTTATATATAAACCAAATGGTTCTTTCTTTTTTACTTCGCTTTCTTGAAGTGTTTTTTGCCACAGATCAAAAAGAAATGGCCTATCTAGTTCGCGCAATATGGCACAGATAGATTCAATATTGTTATAATCAAGATCCTTTTTTAGGCATTCTTTGCAAACCGGGTGTCTGAAATCATTTGCGGCATGAAACTGATTATTTGAAATAAAAAAATCGTCTTTCGCATGTTTCATTTTGCCGCAAGATAGGCACATCTTTTTTTCTGTTGTTTTTTTTCTCCCCATAGAATCACCTCAAACGGCACAAAAGCCATGTTTTTTGACACTCCCCATGCCTAAAGGCAGGGGATTCTTGGGTAATCTCCACTAAAGAGAAATTTACCAAGCTATCCCCGTGTGTCCCACGGTTAATGCTATTAGCCAGCCATTTTTAATATGTTTTATTTGATTGTATATTTTATAAAAAGAATCTTGCGGCTTGGATTGTGTTAGGGAGTATCACACAACCCAACTTACTCTCCTTTAAGCAGGAGAGAACCGCAAGATGAAAATGTGCAAACAAAAATAGAGGAATGATATACATTCCCCTATTTTAGTTCACACATTTTCATCGTCTTGAATACTGTTTAGCAAATTCATCCCTACTTGAGACATTAC